ATGTCATATCATGTTTTAACCGACCAAAGGACAGGTTGCCTGTCAGCCATTTTAACCACCTCTGCCAAGAAATATCTTGAACTGATCGAAGACGTCTACAAAGATAAAGGCGGAATCAAAGGACAGAGAACTCAGCTCAAAACCAAAACAGGAATTCGTATCCGCGAACGAATGGTAAAAGATATCGCAGCCGGTGCAATCCTACCCCCAATCGTTATAGGCGCGATACTTGACGATCAAGAATTTAATGCGGCCGCTGACTTTACTGACGACCAACAAATTAGCGAACTATTAAACTCTCTAAACAAACAACAACTATCCATCATTGATGGAATGCAAAGAACCACCGCTCTACTTGAAGCCTCTGACATCAACCCGATTGAATCCAATCCGGTCCGCATCGAAATCTGGTTTGCCAAAAGCATTAACAGCCTAATTTACAGAATGTTAATACTCAACACCGGACAAGTACCATGGGATATAAAGCGCCAGCTTGAAACCATTTATGAACCTATATTGGCGAGAATCCAAAAAGATGTCAACAACATTGACGTCCTTGGCATCAATAGCAATCAGAGACGCACAGAGGCTGGACAATATCAAGGGAGCAAACTTATTGAGTTCTTCCTTGCATTTTCTTCACGAAAAACAAACATCGACATAAAGGAAAAAGTTGCTGAAGATTTTGTTCGCATGGACGCAGCAGAAGCCACCGCGGACGGTACATTTGTGGATACCTTTGTCGAGATAATTAAAATTCTATCAGATCTTGATAGTGTATTCTTCAGAGGCAAAGCCCAAGAGCAGATAGATGGACGATTTAAGAGCGGCAAAGACATCTTCACCAGTACACCTGCGGGACTAGGATTTGTTACCGCAGCAGCGGTTTATATATTTGGCGCACCAGGCTTCACCCGCAACTCAGAAAGTTCTATTGCTAGATCGGCAGAGCTAAAACTTAAAATCTCCCAACTCATTGAAACTCTGAACAACATTCCAGAAGCCCAACTGTTTGACTTCCTTGAACTGGTTAGTTTAAACGAAAGGATAGATAGACCTAGCGGCAAGGTCGGCGAGTTTGAGCGAGAGTTTTTCTTCAAGGCCTTCTCTGCTCTGTTTTCTCACGCACCAGAGCTACCAAACATGGATGTTTGCTGGGCTGCATACTAATGTCACGGAATATGATTCTATATACTGAGAAAGCCTTCTCTCAGCTATCGCTCGGAATCAATGTGCCGTCGATCAAGGGCGCACGCTTGCTTGCTCCGCCAGCGGAGCAAATGGCAGAATTGAGACGCGAGTTCATAGATGTTGAAATCTCTCCCACAGAGTACCTTGCTCACAATGTAAGATTTTTCACAGCGAAGACCAACACACAACTGTTGTACTGCTTCACAAATCTTACTGAAGAGCAAATTGAATTCGACACACTTGCGCAGGAAGGAATAGTTCCGACACAGCCAAGTGAAGCAGTAATTTTGGCTGCCATAGCCGACGCTTCAATCGCCAGATCACCTGCCACCTCCCTCGCACAACTTGAACAGGAGATCCTTTTTCAGCAAGAGGATACCGCATACAAGGGACATGCCTTGAGCGACCTGTTACCGTTCTTTGAGAGCATGCATTTCTTTGTAGTACATGATAATAGCCAGCATCAAGGCAAAGAAACAAAGGACTTGGCCTACTTAATATCCAGTCACGACTCAAGCATCATCAATCCAAATTTACACATCTTTCTCCCCGAGTTCAGAAGCTTACTTTCTCACCCCGGGCGCTTCATGAAGCAAAACATATTCTGGTCAATGACAGCAGCCCATTACAAACATGTCTTCCTAGAGCTATATCGTTGCATAGAAAATATCTATTCATTCCCTCACGCGTTCGCTCTAAAAAACAGAATGGGTCTAACCCTTGCCAGTTATGAAATTGCTCGACACTGCGCAGACGAACTCGGCTGGAAACGAAAAGAAGAATCCTCGCTAATAAAAATATTCAGTCTACTTCCCACCCCAACACTCACTCCATTGATAACAGCCAACATTTGCAACCTGGATGGAAGCGAATTCACATTTACCAACCCAAAAGAAGAGGAGACCTCGAAGAAAACTCTTGCCAAACTGATATACAAAATCAGAAATCAAATGGTTCACCAGTTTGAAGTCGACAAGGAAATCCAAATCACCGCTGAGACATGGATTGACTTGATAAAATTATTAATCCCCATAATAGACCATATTTATACTGCTCACGCCGCAGAATTACCGAATTAATAAAGCTGCCAGCCTTGCGATAGTCGTACAAACCCCGATTGTCTTGGAGTACTGACGCAAGAAAGCCCAAAGCCTTAGCCTATAAGGTCTTCGGGCTTTTATTTGGCTCAAGCTAAAAGGCTGTAGTTAGCGCTGGGTGGCGTGGTTTGGCGTACGACTTGCCCCATTTTTGCCCCACGCTTTTGCTAATGGAGTGTTCCTGATGGCGTTCCAAGAGACCGCAGTTGGTAGTCTGTTTCCGCCTGGCAAAGTGATTCAGCGATCAACCTAAGACGCTCAATTTCTTCGGCCGAGCTGCCGCCTGCCTCCGCCTCGTGGTAACACCGCAGAGTATCCAGCGCCTGCTGGATAAGCGGCTCACCTGCTTCAATCATCCCGGCCAAAGTTCGCTTCATCTGCGGGCCCTCCTGAGTTGAAATTCTAGCGGACTTCTCGATCAGCCAGGATAGGGATTTGAACCCGCCCGCAGCGGATCACAGGCCGCCATAGGCCCGCTTTTGCTGATACTAGAACGCTTCCTATCGGGCTGCAACGGCCTATAGCGGCCCTAGTTTTGCCCTAAATTTGCCCTAAGAAAACAATCCCCCAACGCCCGTGCGCAAACCTCGGAGTGCCAACACCTACCATTTTTTGCGCACGCTTTCGCCAAGCCTTACACTGTATAAACATACAGCTAAGCGAGAGCACCAATGCCTACAGACGAAGACGACATTCAACCCATTCGATTGGCTCTGGATGAAACACAGAAACCAACCATGGAATGGCTTATGGAAAACCTGCCACTGGGCTTTCGCGGTGATCACTGCGCCGAAGCACGCACGATGCTTGGCTGGAGCATTGAAGCCTTGGCATTCCGTTCGGGCGTATCACCTGGAGCGATTAGGCGGCTGGAGAATGGGGCCGAGCTGCGCCGCGTCACGATGCAGGCCCTCGCCTACGCCCTAGAGGCAGAAGGATTGTTCTTCCTTCCAGGCCACCAACCAATGAAGGGAGACAATTTAAGAGGCGCTACACCGTGCCCTCGGACCAGAGATGACTTTCATTTGATCGAATGAATTTCACCCAGGGACAATCACCCAGTGAATAAGAAGCTATTGAGCAAGCCAGAAGCCCTGGCTCGCTGGAACGGATCGTTGCGCAACGAGCATCTCAGGCTGAGTAACCCAGAGGTCTACCTGCAGGTCATGCGCATGGCCACCGCCGATCTGCAGGATCTCGAGCTGTTCGACCCGCTGGAAGTGCACGATCTATTCGAACAAGCCCAAGCCGCCTACAGCGCTGCTCTGGAAGAGCAATTCGCCCATGAGCTGTACTGCCGAGCATCCAGCTACAACGTTGTGCCGGTGGGCGGCTACCGGCGAATAGGTAGCATCCGCCAGGGCAACTACTATGAGGAGAATCGAACGGAGGCGTTCAGCTGCGACGGCATGGTGATCCAGGAGCCGGATCGCCTTCGAGTCGTGCTGCGCACCTCAGGTGAATTGGGGGTGATCCTGGGACTGCAGCTCATTGGTACCGACGGCAGGGTTTACCACCTGGTAGAGACAGCGAGGATGGTCGAAGGCAGGATGCTGCAGGGTGTTGATGATCCTGAGGCGTACCGTGTACTGATTGATTTGGCGCAGGAAGCGTTTGAAGAGAAAAAGTGGGCGCGGTACCGACTATTGCGGGACCGAGTGAGATACTCGCCGTTCAAATGTTGTCCGGCGTGCTGTGATTCATTCGCTCAGCGCGAAGACTGTGAGAAATGTCTTGGTCAAGGATTCGTTACCAAGAACTTGGGAAATGCCAGGCCTGCCAATGATGGCCATCTTTGCGGGTAGTCTTAACCCACTGAGTAAGAGACCACCCGGCAAGCCTGAATACCGGGCATGATGGAGCGAACACGGAGTAAATTAGATACAACTTGACCAACAAAACTAGTCGAGCCTTTTATTCATTCCCGGGAAAACACTTTCCTCCAGCACCATATGCCCACGACAAAATATGGAACTGCCGTAACCACTAACAAAATCAACGAATACCACGGACTCCAACACAAAGATAAATCATTGCAAACGTCCCAAGACTCCCTCACCCAAACCAACACAGGAGGAATAAACACCCCAAATAAAAGCAGGAAAAACACAGACCCAAGCATGAACATGATCATTTGCTTGGAAGCAAATCTACCGCCCCACTTCTCACCTTCACCAATCAAAACATGACACTGCGGAATTATTTCACCCCTGTACTTTTCCAAAAGTTCCAAGGCCTCATCCAGAACACCTGCCATTGGGTAAAAAGGATGCATTTGGGGTGCATTCTGCTCACGATCTTTACGCTTTCTCGCATTATCGTCCGGGTCATTAATTGGATTAAATGGTTGCCTTTCTATATAAGCAGCCCTCCGCGCTATCACCGCCTGATATTTTATCTGATCATATCTGAACGCCAAGTTTCTTAAATTCCCAGTAAAATCACCATGAGTAAATCGGCCGTATATTTCACCAAAATGCTCAGTTAACTCTTTGAGTCTTGGCGCATCCAAAGGAGCCATTCTTTTTCTCTGAATGACCTCATCAAAGTGCTGCACTTGTTGACCTGACAAAAATGGATAAACCATAAACATGCAGCCCATCAACGCCAAAAGATCGTCGTAGCATTGCACAACTTCCTCATCAGGCACTTGGTCTGAATAGTACACACAACGCTTAACACACCGCCTAGCAGCGGACCAATCCAAACCACCATCCTCCGTAACGAACTTCTGATGCGCTCCAAAATGAGAACTACACCTTAACTCTTCACACTCCCTTACAAGGCTCGCCTTAGCATCTGCAATATCATGCATTTTTTGGAGAACATAAACCCCAAAGGCACAAACAAACGCACCTACAAAACCTATAAGAGTGGAGTGAATAGAGGGCAACACACTCAATATATTATCCATCGACTCCCCTTACGAACACGCTAATTAAATAAAACCCCAAGCTTAGTCTAAGCCCTTAGTTTAAAACAGCCCTCCCAGTGCTGACGGTGCCCAATTCATGATCACCAGCTCTCCCGTCATCTCAGCCTTGCCTTGCCGCTGATTGGCCGTGGTGTACCGGATATCCAGCGTTTCGAAATGAAAGCCCTCGAACGCACGCCGGATATCCGGGTGGTCGTTGATGCTGACCATGACCCTGCCTTTGCAGCGGCGCATGAATTCAGCCATCCGCTCGTAGTTGTCGAACGGAAAGTCGACCCCGTACCCGGCAGTCTGCCAGTACGGCGGGTCCATGTAGTGGAAGGTGTGCACTCGATCGTAGCGCTCGGCGCATTCCAGCCAAGAGAGGTTCTCCACGTAGGTACCGGCCAGCCGCTGCCACGCGGCCGAGAGGTTCTCCTCGATCCGCAGCAGGTTGATGGCCGGACCGGTTGTCGCGGTACCGAATGTCTGGCCCGTGACCTTACCGCCAAAGGCGTGCTGCTGGAGGTAAAAAAACCGGGCTGCACGCTGGATGTCGGTGAGGGTTTCGGGCCGGGTCATCTTCTGCCATTCGAAAATCTGGCGCGAGCTGAGGGCCCATTTGAACTGGCGGACGAATTCTTCCAGGTGGTTTTGGACCACCCGATAGAGCGTCACCAGGTCACCGTTGAGGTCGTTGAGCACCTCCACCGGGGCGGGCTGCGGGCGCATGAAGAACAGCGCAGCACCACCGGCGAAGACCTCGACGTAGCATTCGTGAGGGGGAAAGAGAGGGATAAGGCGGTCAGCCAGGCGGCGTTTACCACCCATCCAGGGAATGATTGGAGTCGTCATTTGATAGCAAGTCTTTACTGTATGGATAAACAGATGTTAGGCTCGCCGCGCTTTGTGCACGGAGCAGGAGCCTCGGCTGGACTTGCAGGAAGGGTCTGCGGGTTCGGTGGGCCAGCTGGATGTTGACGCATCCTCCTGGCCCGCTCCTTTTCATTTCAGCGCGTGATAGCGCGCACGTAGGCCTGACAGGCCTTGAGGGCGATCAATCCTTTGTCGCCTCGGTCGGTGATGCTGATAATTCGTTGAGCATGTCTTGGGTCAAGGTTGGCTCGAATGGCTCCATGAACCACGCCGGTGCTGCTGGTGGAGGCTGGCACCCCACAGTCACCACCCTGGGCGGTGGCGTCGAGTAGGACTGACAACCGCAGATCAGCAGTAGCAAGGCGGTCACGCAAGCGAGCCTGAGTCTGTTGGGCATCGAGCAGCTCCTGGTAATGGGTTTGATCAATCGCCTGCAAGCGATCCTCCAGCGCCCGGCGCTGGGTTTGTTCCTGGCCAAGCCGATCGATCGCGGCGCTCGCGGCGTCTTCTCGCTCCCTCTGATGGTCAGTGTTCTGCAGGGCCAGCGCCTTCTCGTAGCTGTTTGCCTGCCAGACCCAGGCAGCACCGCCGCCCAGGGCAAGCCCCAGCAGCAGCGCCAGGACCAGCAGTTGCCAATCCAGGGCCTTCACTGCAGCACCTGCAAGGCGCGCTCATACAGCTCTTCGCGATCCGCCAGACCGTTGGTACCGCCGTTGATCTTCTTGGTGATGGCGAGGAAGTCGCCCTTGTCGGCCAGGGTGTTGAGCCCCGCCCGTTGCCAGTACCAGCCCGCCGACATCGCGGCATAGACCGGCTGCTCGAGCAGCTCAGGTGTGTTGAGCAATCGGCTGTCGCCGAACAGGGCTTCGCTGCAGGCCTGGTAGTTGGCACGCCCGGTGACCTGAATCAGCCCACGGCCGCGATACTGCTGACCGTCGCCGTCAGCCTCTGGCGTGTTGCCCAGGCGCTGGGCCAGCTTGCCGGTGTCGTACTTAGCCAGGTAGGTGTCACCGCCCAGCTCACGGACATAGCGCAGCTGGCCAGACTCGTGGCCGATCTGGGCAATGAACGCGGCCATGCGCAGGCGCGTGATGATGGCGTACTTGCCCATGGTGGCATTGAGGCCAGGAACAAAAACGCCGGCTTGTTTGCCGGCGTTGGGAAGGATCTGCAGCAGCTGCGGTGCAGTGATAGACATCGATGTTTCTCCAGTGATGGCCACGTCAGGCCGATGGGGACAGCTCGACCACTTTCAGTGGCTTGGTTTGTTTCTTTTTCTTGCCTTTGGCCTTGGCCTTACCCTTCTTGCCGCCGTTGCATTCGACCGTGGTGCTCCACCCGGACTGGGTAAATACCTGCTCCACCGAGTCCACCAGGTACTCGCCATCAAGACCGACCTTGAAGCCTTGGGCGCTGATCATCCGTTCGGCAAATAAGTCAGTCCGCCCGGGCATCTCCAGCCGCACACCGGCAGTGCTGCGGTTGAACGCAGCCAACCGGGCCTTGGCGGCTTGCTCGGCGGCGCTCTTGTTCGGGTAGATGTGTCGATCGGTATGCACCGGTGGCAGGCCGGCGGGCGCCTCATCGTTGCCCAGCTCGACCACCTTCAGCGCCCCGCTCTTCTTGTCTTGGTGCTTGGCTTGTACCGCCTTCTGGGTCGACTTGTCCCCCAGGCGGAACTGGTAGCGGCTGACGTCATGGCGGGTGATGGTCACCGTGCCCAGGGCCTTGCCGCTCGCGCTTTGCCCGGCCTGTCGCGGCAACACCAGCAACTTGCCGTCGCCGACCTTGGCGGTACAGTCGTACTGCTTGGCCAGGCGGGTGATGAAGTTGAAGTCCGACTCGTTGAACTGGTCGACGCGGGGCACCTTGGTGGTCACCGGGCACACCGGTTGCCAGCCGTTGCGTGCTGCCACGTCACGAACAATCTGTTGCAGCGGCACGTCTTCCCAGCTGCCGCTGCGCGTGGTCTTGCCGCTACCGCGCATGTCGCTGGCCTTGCCGCGTATGACCAGGGAATCGGGCGGGCCGGACAACTCGACCTCATCCACGGTGTAGCGCCCCAAGCGGGCCAGGGGCTGGCCTGCATAACCGAGGAAGACCTCGATATGTGCGCCCCGCGAAGGCAGCGCCACGCCCTGGTCGCGGTCATCGATGCGCAACTCGAACTCATCCGACTCCATGCCGGGCTTATCCGAGGTACGCAGCTGCAACAGCCGGTCATTGATCAGCTGGGTGATGTCCTTGCCGTCAGCGACAAGGCGGAAAACGGGTTGCATGGATTACTCTCCAGAAATGCAAAACCCCGCACAAGGCGGGGCTTCGTTGGTGACCAGGTGACGGCGATCAATCCCAGAGTCGCATCAGTGCCTCGGTCGAGGTCGGCAGATCCGGCAGCAGGATCTGCACACCGGAGCGGTAGGGTTGCGGCTCGTCGGCCAACCCCTGGTTGGCATTGAGCACCGCCTCGACCGCGCCATTGAGGTGGCCGTAGTGGTGCTGACAGAGGGTGTCGAGCAGATCCCCGTCAGACGTTCTGCATGTCATCGCCATAGCTCACGAACTCCAGGTTGAAGGTTTGTTTACGCGGGATCCCGCCTGCCAGCAGGTTGCTCTGCTCTTCGTCCAGGCTGAGCAGGCACCAGTTGCCCAGCACTTCACCGTAGCCGGTGGTCAGGCTCAGCGGCTGCAGGCGCCGACCGATACTGCGCAAGGTGTCGAGTTGCTTGAGGCCACCCTTGTGCCCAGGAAAGATCGCGCCCTTGAGGCTGAGCTTGTCTTCCCCCTGGCCGATGGCCTGCTGGGCAATGCTGCGGCTCAAGCGCTCCTGCCCAGCCCAACGGAACGCGGTCTGCCGCCGCAGCTCATCGAACGCGGCGGTGTCGAGGTTGAAGAAGTACGGCTGCGCATTGGCCTGCAGCGGCTGCAGGATCAGCAGGTGCGGGAAGGGCTTCACCGCCTCGACCGCCGGGGTGGTCGACGGGGCTAGCGCGCCTGTGGGCATGATGTTGCCCAGGGACGGACTGACCTTTCCGGCCAGCCGGTTGATCTCCGCTCCGGCCTTGGACGCCTGCTCTTTGAGTGTGCCGATCCGGTCCTGGATCTGGGCGGCCGCCGCTGTGGCCTGGCCGTACTTGGCCGCGACCTCACCGACCTTTGACTGGGCCGCGTTGATACCGCGCATGGTGCGCTGCAGCTTCTCGCCCAGAGCGGGACCGATGAACGGGATGTTTTCCAGCTCTGACGCCGCACCGGTCATGTCGCTGATCGCACCGTTGAGCGGGCCCAGCATGCCATCGAGATTGCGGCGGCCCGCTTCTCCCGCCGCGACCAGGGACTTCAGCCCGGACTGCATTTGTTCCATGTAAGGCATGGCACCTCCTTATACGTGGGGAGCGTCGAACAGCTGTCGCCCCATAACTTGACGGGCAAACTCCTCGAACTGCGGCCGCAAATGGGGGGCCAGGTCGCGGGCCAATTGGTTCGCGTCCTTCACATCGCCTTGCACCGTGACCGAGAAGCTCGGCGACCAGGTGAACTGCTGGTCCACCTGCGGCTGCACCGGCTTGGCTGGCTCCGCCGCTTTGGCGATGGCCTGCACCGCTGCCGGTGCCGGAGGCGCCACGGCCATCGAGCGGACAACATCCCCCGGCGCGTTGGCCGGCGCTTTCGTGATCGGTTCTGCAGCCTTGACCGGCACGGCAGGCGATGGCGCCGTCGCGGCAATGGCACGCACAGCATCCCCGGGCACCGCTGGCTTGGCGGCTTTGTCAGGTTCGTCCGCCTTGGCCACCGCCGTGTCCTTGTCATCACTACCGAACCACGCCTTGCCCAGCATGCCACCCAAGCTGTCGCCACCCAGGCCACCGAGTAGCGCCCCTACGGCGCCACCAATGGCGGTACCGATCACCGGTACCACCGAGCCAATCGCGGCCCCGGCAGCCATCCCGGCCATGGTCCCGGCCAGTCCACCGGCCGCGCTGCCGTAACCCTCGGCTTTTTCGTCCTGGGTCTCGGCATTCATGAAGGTATCAACGGCGGTCACCCCAGCATCGATCAGGCCACCGCCCGGCACCCCCTTGGCGAACTTACTGACCTTGCCAACGGCACCGAGCATCTTGCCGAGGGCGCCCGGCGCAGCGACCGGCGGCACCACAGGCCGGGGAACCGGCGCACTCGAGGTAACTGGACGAGCGCCCTTTGAGCGAGGGCCCGCCGAGCGTTGCTGCGTGTTGGTTGATGTCCGCCCTCGGCGTTTGCGCCTCGAGGAGCGCTGACCACCTGATCGCTCGTTGCCGCCTGCGCCTCCCAATCCCCCCATGGCGCTGGCATTGACCACAAATACCCGTTGTGGCTCGCGGCTGCTGCCGCCATCGCCATCGTTACTGGCCCCGAGCAGGCCGCCCAGCACCTTGAGGCCGGTATCCACCGGCTTGATACCGGTCTTCCCTCCCTTACCGGTGATGGCGTCACTGATGCGGCTCCCAGCGCGTGAACCGCTACGTTCCATCATCACCCCGCGCCCGATGTTGGCCAGCCCTCGGGCAACCTTCAGGCTGTTGAGCACGGTCTTGAAGGCAACGAATGCTGCACCGATGGCTGTGATCCCTAGCACCACCGATTGCGAGCCGTCCGACAGATTGGTCAGCACGTGGGCGACTTTCGTGATGCCCACCGCGATCAAGTCAGTTACCGGGGCAATTGCCTCGCCAAGGCTGCGCATCGAATCGTTAATCGCTTGCGTTGCTTCCGCCCACTTTTGCGCCGATGCCTCCCGCCGCTCACGTAGGTTCTTGTCGAGAATGCCCTTGGCGTTCTGCGAATCCTTCTTAAGTTGTTCGTACAGGTCACGGTTACCCGCATAGGCAGTCAGCGCCGCCTTAACCTGCATATCAGCAAAGATATCGCCGGTACGCAGCGACTGCTCCAGGGCGTTGAGCATCGCCTTGGCTTTCTCGGGGTTGGCCTCCTTGCTGATTTTGGCCTGAGCTTCGGCCATCGCGGCCGCCTTGGCCGGATCGGTAGCCTGGATATACTCCATAGCCAGGGAAAAGCTCGACTCAAGGGTCGACATACCCTTCTGAATGCCGGTATTGAGAGACTTTTGGTAGTCAATGCCAGCGTCCTTGTAGGCCTTGACCACGTCGCCCGAACCGATTTTTTCCATCCAGTTCTTGAGGTTGTTGGCCGCCTCATCGGAACCGCCGGCGGTCTTCATCTGCACCTGCAGCATTGCGCCCAGGGAACTGACCGACTCCATGCCGATGCTGCCGTTCTTCTCCATGCCCGCCAACAGCTGCGGGAACCACTTCGCCATGTCGGAGGCTTCAAAGCTACCAGCCTGGCCTTGCAGGGCGATGGCTTCCAGAGCCTGCTCCATGATCTTGGGGTCGGTGATCTTGGCGTTCTGCTGCAGCGCCTGAATCATGCTCGCCGTGTCGACGCCGCTGGCCCCTTGGCCAATGGCGAACTTGGCCGCCACCGGCGCATACGACATAGCCTGGCTCAAGTCCATGCCAGCGCCGACCAACTGATTGATCAGGTCGGCTACATCGTTGCGCGCCATCCCGGTTTCTTGCGAGGTCTGAATAACCGTGCGGCTCATCTGGGCCTCTTGCGGCTGGTTGACCACATCGGCCTTGATCGCAATGTCGCGGATGATCGCCTGATAGTCCGCGCTGATCTTGCCCGCCACGCCCAAGGCACCAACGCCCACCACCGCCTGGCCGACCGTCGACTTCAGCCCTTCCTTGCCCTGCTGGATCTGCTGTTGGCCCTTGATCTGCAGATCCGTCGCCTTGGCGGTACGGCCGAGGCGCTGGTACTCCTGATTCAACCTGCCAACCGCGACCCCTTGCTTGCGCAGGCCGTCGAGGTTGCTTTCCAGCTTGCGCAACAAACCGGAGGCCGAGGCCGAGCCGCTGTCGTGCGCCTTCTTCCATTCCTCGCGCAGGCGAATGGTCTCGCCAATGGTGCTCTTGAGCACCTTGGCTTTGTTGCCCTTCTCTTCCAGCTTCTTGATATGGCCCTGGACTTCGGTGAACGCCGAACGCACCGTCGCGCTAACGGCGCCGCCGATCACCAGTCCCAGTGATAGCTTGCCTGCCATGGTCTACCCCTTGTGTGCGGGCTCAGTCCGTGAGCCACCAGACCACGCGATCAAACGGCATGGCCTCGATTTCAGCAGCCGAGAAATTCAGCTCTGCGGCCAATCGCTTGGCCGCTCGCTTCTGCACCACTGGGTCAAACGCTGTCATCCTGCACCAGGCGAAAATAGCCAGCCTGCAGGCGGTTGTAATCCTTGAGGGTCAAGCCCTCCAGGTCCTTGGTGCCAACCTCGGCCAGCGAGGCGAACAGGGCCAGCTCGCGCTGTTCGTCATCACCACCCGCAGTGGCCCCGGCAGCGCGTACATCGCGGACGGTAGGGGCCCGCAGGTGCAGCTTGTCGACCTGCACGCCGTTGGCTTCCGTTGGCTTACTCAGGGTGATGTGTACGCCCTCGGCACGCAGTTCCATCCAGACCGGGGTTTTGATTGCATTGCTCATCGATAGATCTCCTTACAGGCCGAGGGCCGAACGTTGGGCGGCGAGCTGGTCGACGCCGTTGATGACGCGTTTCATGCCAAGTGGATCGATCTCGTACACCAGGCGGCCGTCGACCTCGAGCTTGTAATAGGTGACCGCGACGTTGTGCTTGATCTCGGCCTTGTCGCCGGGCTTCCAGTCGCCCATGTCGACCTCTTTCAGTGAGCCGCGCAGGGTCACCACCACCGACGTCACCTTGCCTTTGAGGCCCTTGAAGGCGCCCCGGAAGGTGCCGTTAAAAGCGGTGCCGTCGGCCAGACCGAAGAACTTCAGCGACTCGCGGCGAACGCCGGCGGTGACAAAACCTGCCTCCTGCTTTTCCATTCCCTGGTCCAGCTCGATCGGCGCATCCATGCCACCGGCGCGATGCTCTTCCATCTTCAGGGTCAGCTTGGGCAGTGTCAGGCTGGGCACATCGCCTTGAAAGCTGATGCCATCAACGAACAGGTTCAGGTTGGCCAGGGTTTCGGGAATCATTGCCATGGGTTCAGCTCCTTAGGCGTTTTGGTCGAGGACTTCGGTCAGCCACTGGTTGGTGACCTCGACGCGGAAGTTCGGGTTTTCGGCAGGCGGCACATCGGTAAAACGGATGTTCCAGTACACCTTGCCCTGCTCCAGTTGGCTGGCCGTGTTCAGCTCAGGGTCAGCGAAGACCTCAAAGTTGATGATTGCGCCCTGGGCCTTGAGGTCGCGCATGAACGCCTGCAGGCCCTCGGTCACGTCCTTGACGTAGGTCGCGGTAATCGAGCGGTCGACCGCCCATTTGTGCCCGTACAGGATCGCGTCCATGACGATGTCCATGGTCCGCACGCGGGTGACGAACGCCCACTTCGGATCACTGCTCAGCGTGCGGTTACCCCACAGGCGGTAGCCGTCATCCCGGATGATGGTGGTGATGTTGGCGTTGTTGAGCAGGTTGGCCCGGCAGGTTTCGTCGCCGTCGAGGAACTCGATCGGTCGGCCGGTACCGGTGATGCCGACGAACTCCTTGTTCGATGGCGAGGCCCAGAACCCGTACTCGCTATCGGTCCAGGCAAACAGACCGGCAACCCAGGCCGAGGCCGGGGCATCGACGGTCGCGTCTGCCGTGGTGTCCCAGGACTGGACGCCGGGGTCGACCAGGTAGGCGCGCTTGGCACCGAAGTTTTCCGCGTAGGCAATGGCCGCTTCGTCGGTGGTGTTCGGCCCGTCGATGATGGCGATACCCCGCAGCTTGTCAGCCAAGGCCACCAGCGCGGTACCGACCGCCTGGGTAGCGCTGTGCTTGGGCGTCACCAGTAGCCGCGGCTGCGCATTGAATCGGCTCTTGCCGTCCAGCAGCGCCTGCAGGCCGGTGCGTTTGCCGTCGGCCAGCACACCGCCGATGATCGCCGAAGTTTGCGCTGCTGCCTCTTCGACCTTGGCCACGCCACAGGCGACGATAACGGCCTTGGCGCGCATGTAGATGGCCTGACAGGCCTTAGTGATTGCCGAGTCGGGACCGAAAGCGGCAACCGCCTCACGCTCGCTGGTGATCAGCACCAGGTCGTTGGCCTTGGCGCTGGCCGTCGGGCCCGGGGTGAAGGTATCGACCAGGCCGATGATCGAGGACGATGGCAGGCCGATGGTGCGCGACCCGGTGTCGACGTTGGTAACGGTGACACCGTGAAAGAATCCACTCATGGACAAACTCCAGAAAGGCGAAAGCCCTGCTGTGCAGGGCCTTCAGGGGGTGTTACGGGAAAGAAAAACCCCGACAGTGCGGGGCTTTATTGGACTTGCTCGGCGATCCATGGTGGCGCCACGGGCCGGTGCTCGACATCGGGGAACTGCTCGGTTTGCGGCCACTCGCGCAGCTGCTGCATGTAGCCCAGCAGTTCGCTGAATTGCAGCGCCGACAGGGTCGGCTCGCGCTGCAGGTCCTGCTCGTCGCGGTGACGGTTGCGCAGCCACTCGACTCCAGCCAGTTGCGCGTTGCGCCAGTCCCGCTGCTCAGTGGCGGCCAGCCCTTCAAACGGCCGAAACTCCACCGCGTCGTCAACGAAATAGCACTGCAGGCCGCGTGGGGCTTCCAGGCTCTGGTCAAACAGCCGCTTACTGACGGGAATCGCTTCAGGCGGCACTTCGCGATTGACCACCGTGTCGAGGCGACCCATTAGGCGGCCGGCGCCATCCACTAAAAACCAGTAACGATCAGACATTCTTAGTTCCCCCAAGCCCAGAAATAGCCATACCCTGCGCCGCCCAGCGAACCGCCGACCGACCATAGAAACGCATTGCGCCCGATCACCTGCACCACATACCCCAAGCTGTTGGTGTGCCCGCCAGCGGTCTGCGCCTCAATCGACATCGTCATGCCGAAAACATTGTTCGGAAACGGAATCGTGAAAGGTCGATAGTCGGTAACACTTTGCGACTCGTACACGTAACCCCATTGGAAAATGAAGCCGCCGAGCCAGTACGGCAACGCGATGTAGCCGTTTTGTGTCAGGCTGTAGCCGACCCCGAAGCGTAGTTTCTTCGGCGTCACGATCAGCGTGTCATCAGTGCCGGCGTTCACTTCGGCTTGCGTACCGACCCGTGCAAGCCCGGCCAAGGCTTCAGTTGCTTGTTTCACCGTCCGCGCCACAAAGCGCGCCAAGCCCCCCACGCTCACCCATCTGCTCGACGAAACCCCCTCGTCAATGTCCGCCTCGGAGGCCTGCATGCTGAAGTCGACAATCTGACGAACTACACCGGGATCTCCCGCCGGGGTGCCCGCTGCCCACTTGCGTACCACTGCGCCGCCGGCCGTAGCCACCAGTGCAACCGAACCTTTCGACGGATCATGCCGAACCCATTTCGACCCGTCGTAATAAGCATTTTGTGCCACTGACGACTCATCACCGGAGGTCAGGAACGCAAATTGCCCGCCGTGAATATCAAGGCTGCCGGCCGCCAACGGGTTGCGGTTCGGAATGGCATCGGTAATCCCGTAGCCCGCCAAGGTGGTTGCCCGGTTGGCCTTGGTCGCCAACTGGTTGATCATCGTCGCGGCAAAATTCGGATCGTTGCCCAGGGCGGCGGCCAGCTCATCGAGCTTGTCCAAAGCACCAGGCGCCGAGCCCACCAGGTCAGCAACCGCCGTGGCGATCCGCTGTTGGGTTTCCGTCTTGGTGAAAACATCGGTAATTCCATGGTCAGCCACTTTCGTTGGTAGCTGCTTTAGGTAGCTGAACAGCAGGTTAGAGGCATCGAGACTTGTTGAAGTCGACGCCCACACAATCGGGTTTGGCCCGGCAGGCGCCCGGCGAACAATGACGCCGCCATTAGTGGCCACCACACACACCGCCGCCGAGCTCTCGTTATGGCGGACCCAGGACGTCCCGTTCCAATAACAGTTCTGACCCAGCGCCGTCTCAAAAGGCGAGGTTACAAAAGCATAGGGCGCGCCATGGATGTCGATACTGCCGCCGGGAAGCGGGTTGATGTTCTTTAGCGCATCGGTGATGCCATAGCCGGCCAGGGTCGTCGGATTGAAGCCTGCCTGAACGAGCCCCCGTTCGTTGATCGTCACCCTTGTGAAAGTGCCCGCCACCTTATTGGCCGGCAGCACATTGGTAATAGCAGTGTCGACATACTCGCGAGTCGCCAGTACCACCGCTGGATCAATCTTGAGTTGCACATTGGCCGTGCTGGTCACGATGATGTTCAGACGCACCACCTGAGTCTTACCCGTGCCCTGGCTCAGCAATGGCTTGAAGCTCGGTGCACAGTTCGCCACCGCAACCAGGTCGCCGTCCACGTCATAAAGACCGATTTCGCGAATCCACCAGCCGCCCACATCCGGCGGAATGATCTGCTCGGCAATGATGATGTTGAGGTTGGCCGGGTCGACCTTGACCTGATTGAGCGGCGCCCGGCGGCGCTCGTTGATCAGCTTGGTTTGCGTCCTCGACGGGATCGGGTCTGTCTGGTTGGCATCACCGACGCCCATTTGTGAAAAGGTCCAGGGCACGCCCAGGGCATTGGCGTTAGCCTGCTTGGCCTCCCCTACTGCCGTGAGAATGGCAAAGAACTGGCTTGTCTGGTCTGTCATGAGTACACGTCCAGGTATTCGATTTGATGTTCGCGGCCGACATGGCCAAAGCTGCCGGTGACCTCAATGTCGCGGGAGGACGGCGGGTAAACGTCGATGGATTCGCCCTCGGTCAACCCCACGGCCAAGCGCAGGTAGCCGCTGGTGGCCAGGGCAATCGCCAAGCCTGTGAGGTGGCGGCTGACCGGCTTGGCGTCATCGATCAGCCGGGTCAGCTCCTGATACATCTCTTCGGTGATACCGGTTTCCAGCACACCGACTTGCAAGGCAAAGGTGCCGGGCACACCTTGCGGAAAGGTCTGCCACCACTCCCGAACCTCGATCAGGTATCCCAACGGCTCAACCACCCGCCGCAGGGCGCCGATGGTGCCCTTGTGCGCGTGCACGTAGAACGCCGAGCGGATCACCGAGCGTTTGATAGCGTCCGACCAGGTGTCATCCCAGCGATCCACCGACCAGGCCCAAGCCAGTTGATGCAGCAGATGCGCCGGGCAGGTGTCGGGGTTGTACAAGGTGCGCAACGGCACCTCGGGGGTATTCTCGGTGGCCGTCTCGATCGCTCGCTCAAGCTGGGTACTGTTCAGGGGGAGCAGGCTTTTCATCTCAGCCACCCCGCTTGACGCTGATGCCCTCACACCAGGCAGCCTGCGACTTGGTAGGGCGAATGTCCGTCCAGTTGTTCAGCTCGACCCGGCTGACACCGGCGATGTGCAGCTGGGCGTCCACACCCGAACGGGCCACCTCGACCGCCAGGCGACGCCGAGGGTTGATCCATGCCTCGAGTCGGCGGCGGCATTCGGCTAGCGTGGCTTCGATCTCCGGGCCACTGCCAGCCATGTACACCACAGCGTCGATCCGGTATCGCAGGATTTCGGCGCCCTGCACCGTCAGGCGATCACCTACCGGCCGCACGTCATCGTCGCTGAGCCGGGTGCGAACCGTCTCCAGCAGCGCTGGCCCGGCCTGGCCTTCTCCCTCCAGGCTCAACACCGTGACTACCACCACTGCTGGCGAGGGGCTTTCGGCGGTGGCATCAGCGACCAGGCCCGAGGCGTTGCGCGCATGCAGAATGTAACTGTTGCGGGGCCCTGCCGTGGTCAACCCTTCATACACCAGCTGGATCCGCTCCCGTAGAGCATCGTCCGCCTCAAGCACAGCCGGTACCGGTGGTACAGCAGCCAAGTCTTCGGCCTGAACCACCAACCGTTTAAGCCGCACGTTGGCTGCCAGGTGATCGAGGTCAGTGCCCTGGGCGTAGGCCAGCAACAAGGCCTTGGCCGCGTCGTTAACCCGCGCCCGGTCCTGCAGACGCCGGTAGGCCCCCAGCTCCAGTAGCTTGGTGACCGGATCGCTTTCGAGAAGGGCCGACCAGTTGTCGCCCATGAACTGGCGAAAGACTGCCAGCTCGGCCTGGTAGACCTCTTCAAAGTCGAGATCCTCCAGCACTTGCGGCGCGGGCAGCGCCGTCAGTTCGATGGTGCTCATGCCGTTACCTCAACTATCGCGCTCTCGCCCAGGTACTGGCCGGTCAGCTGCAGGGTGATCTGGCCACCGACAACGGCGGTGACCCTGACCCGCTCCAGCTTCAGGCGTGGCTCCCAACGGCCGAGCGACCGAGCCACCTCCGCCTGCACTGCGCTCTTCCAGCCTTCGTTAACCGGCAGATCGACATAGCGGCGCAGTTGGCTGCCGTACTCCGGCCGCATACGACGGCTGCCCAGCGGGGTGGTCAGGATGTCCTCGATGGACTGCCGCAGATGCGCCAGACCGGAAAGAGGCTGACCCAGGCGGCGGTCCATTCCGATCATGGGGTTACTCCGGCTGCAGCTTCAGGTCTGGGTGTTTGCCCAGGTGGGCCTGTGCGACGGTGTCGCCTGCCTCGGCGATCACCAGCGCCCCGGTCACTGCTAGGGAGCGACCGTCCGGCAAGATCAACACGCGCGAGGTGTAGACCGTGTCGCGGTACACCTGAGCTGCCGCTTGTGGAACGGCTAACGGGGGATCTAGCTGCTTGTTCACTTCTTTGGCCATGATGCCTCCAGGCACAAAAAACCCGCAAAAAGCGGGCATTGAAAAACTTCGATAAACAGCTCCTATGGAAGAGCGTCAGCCAACACGTACCAGAATTTGATTTCTTACCTCGCTAACGCATTCCTTCAATCGGCTTACTGTGCATCCTCTAAGGCCGTATCGGTACGCTACTTCTGTAATTGCGACCCCCTCAACCAGAACAAGACGCACCAATGTCTTCGCATCGTTGCGCCGTCCAGTTAAGGGATGACCACCGAGATCATCTCGCCTGGTCGGGCTTAAAACCCAAGCAAGTTCAAAATCCGACGCTGTCATCTTTTCAGCCATGACTGAGTACTCAATGTTTGTGATTGGCCGTGTTGCCACCGATATCGATGATCTTGCCGCCGCCGTTGATGTCGCCGGTAACGCGCAAAGGCCCGTTGACCTGCACCTGGCCCTCCAGGGTGATGCTCGCTGCCTTGGCGGTGATCGCGGAATCCGTCACCACCACCGTGCTGCCACCAACCTTGACCGTCGCGGTGCCGCTTGGCAGTTCGATGGTGTAGCTGCTGGCCTGCCAGTCGTAGACCAGCGAGCCACCATCATCGAAACGCCACACCTCGACATGGTCGCGGTTGTCTGGCTGGGCACCGGCATTGCCGTACAACCCCGGTACGAACGTGCCCTGAGCTGGCTCACCGCTCGGGCTGATCAAAGCGCCCTGTTCGTCCAGGCTTGGCGCACGCCAGTGCCGGGCCTTGCCAGCAGCTTGGCTGTGCCAGCGGACCCAGGCGCTGGTCCATCCAGCACCGTCGGATACGCGGACCATCGCGGCAGCCAAATCGACCGCCACCACCCGGCAAGGAATGATCAGCCCCGCCAGCATGCGGTCATGGGCTGCGCTCGCGTAGCTCATGTCATGGCCTCCGGGGGCTGGTAGTCACCATCGGAGATCGGGCCGCCGTCTGGGCTGATACCCCACAGCAAACTGCCGGGGGGCTGATTGGGCCAAGGCCACTCTTCCTCGCCGAGGTAGATGCCCTGCGTCCACTCGACGACCCACACGGCGTAACTGTCCAGTTCGGGTCGGGTCCAATCCTGCGCCGAATTCACGAACTCGGCCTGGTCGACCGGCAGCCCCCACGATTGAGTGCGCAGTAGCACCGCCATTTGCGCCGCCGCGAAGGCGGCTTTCTGCTGGCATTCCACATCCTCACCAGCGACGATGAAGCGCACTTCCAATCGGGCAATCAGCGCCGTTTCCCCCGTACCTTGATCAAGGCCGGGCTCAAAACCCGCCAACTCGATCACTGCCGCTGGCAGATCTATGCGTTCCTTCATGTGCGGCATAGTGCAAACACAAGCCAAACCAGGGATTGCCCGGTAGATATGTGCCTCAATGGCTTGATAAAACAGCTCCAGGTTGAACTCATCCTCAGACACGGGCAGATCCTCGCAAGTACTTCTGCAGTTCAAAGTTCAGCTCCTGCTCAAGGACTTTCAGCAGGTGCTCATGCGCTTGCTTGGTCCAGCGCTCGAAGTGTGGGCGCACGTCATCCAGGGATATCTTGGCTTTGGCCAGCGGGTAGCGGCTGCCGTTTTCACTGATCCAACCCGAACTCGCACCACCACCGCCAGAGACTTCGCTGTCGGGGTAGTCGCTGGCCTTGAAGTGCTTGCTGGCCGTGCGGATCCAGATGTCTGGCTGACCGCCATACACTCTCCGGTAGAACGCCCCCTCATAGCGGCGCCCCGCCACCGAAACGCCCGACCGGCTTTGCCGAGGTCGGCCAGCGCGGCTGGCCTCGATCGGGTTGATACCGAACCACAGCTTGCCCTGACCGTTGCTACCTACCGGGTAGGCCCGCAGACGCTGCCGAACCGCACCAACAGCAACCTTCTCCTGCCGACTGACCGCCCGGGCGACATGCGTTCGCAACCAGCGCAGGGTTTTGTTAATCGCCCGGCGCTGGGCGGCGGCGGCTGCCTTGGGTACTAAAGCAGCGAAGTCGGCAAACGCCTTCAGGTCCGACTGGTCGGCCTGCAGACTGATTAGGCCACTGCTCGCCGACTGCTTGTGATAGCTGCCAACGCTCATCAAACCTCCCGCAATATCAGGTTGATCCAGCCCGTACCGTCCGGCTCCCGCTTGCTGATGACATAGCGTCCACCGCCATCCTCAGGCGCGAGCAGGCAGACCAGGTGCTGCCCCTCCTTGATACCGTTCGCCTCTGCGATCCGTACTGCAAAGACCGGCTCGCGCACACCGGTGTTGATGCGGCCGATCTTGGGTTGCAACCAAGGTGCCGAGAAGAAACCCGGCACCGGCTCGTCACGCCCTTCGATCATCGCCTCATCGCCCAGAACCTCTAGTAGCTGCGTGTCCATCGCTGCCACTTGGTCACGGAAGGCCATGGTTACTCACCGTCGTCTTGGTCGTCCTTAGCGGGGAGCTTCCCGCGAGGCGCGATTTTGCCTTCATCGAGCAACAGCTCAAGGAGCTCCTTGTTCGGCGGCACGTAGGCTTCGCCCTTCTTGTAGATCTTGCTGCCGTCCTGGACGCAACCGTCTACCACCACGTATTCGATTTTCGCCGCCATGTCACACCACCTTCGCGTAGAGGAAAGCGTTGGGTTCCAGCATGCCGGCCAGGGCGGCGCTCTGCAGTTTCAACCAACGTGCGCTCGGATCTGGGGTGACCCAGCTTTTCGGGAAGCGCACCGCCTCCACCAGGCCGCTCTCAATGGCGTCGATGTCCTGAATCGCGCCGTACAACATCGCGTTGCGCGTTGAAGTCGCGCCAAGAATCAACCCACCAGCAGGCACCATCTGCTGTTCGTCCCCGCCATCGTCCAGGTACCACTCGTCATACACATACAGGTCGATGCCCGGATCGTTCAGGTAGCCCAGGTAAGTCACGCCGTCGGGCAGCAGCTCAGGCTTGATCAAGCCCATATCTACACGGCGGCTATTGAGCTGTTTCAACACGGTTTCATTACTTTGAAACGCATCCTGGGCCTCACCGCTGAGCACCGCGACGTTGCCGGTGCGCCCGGAGTCTTTGGCGATCTGTCGCTTCCACTGCCGCAGGTTGCCGATGGGGTCAGAGTCCGAGCTGTTCCAGCGGCCGGTGGCCAGGGTGACCTTGTGGCTGTCTTCCATCAGGAAGTCGATGGTGTCATCCACGCCCTCGCCAACCACACGAACCCGGCCGGTGCTCAACGCCTGAGCGCACATCCACTCTTCGCGACGGGTGATCTCATCGTCCAGCTCGGCCAGGTCACGCCCCAGTTGCTCACCCGCACGTTCCAGAGGGGTACGGGCAGAAAAGGGGTTGTCACCGGCAGCACGCTTGAGGATCTGCTCGGCACGGGTTTTACGCTTCGGCTGGATGTATGGCGGGGTGTAAGTCTCGCTGCTAAAGCCGGTACGCAGTGAGATGCTGCCCGGCAGCGAAGGGTGAACGAACGGCGCCATCGTGCGTTGGCCTTTGACGATGTCGATGGTCACCGCTTCGGTACCGAAGGTCACCGGGTTGGCACCGTTGAAAAAGGTATTCATCAGGAAACGTCGCGGCAGTGTCATCTGCTCGACCGCGTCCAGCATGGTCAGGGTGTCGAAAATATCGGTCATGGGGGCTCCGGTCAGCGAATGAAGAGGCACAGAGGTCGCAGCGCGGCCTTTGCGGCGGCCAGGGTCAGGCCCTCGCCGAGAGTGAGTTGGCTGCCCAGCACTTGGCCGGTCAGGCGGATCGGGGCGTTCTTGGCGCCACCCGTGGTGTCGACGTCCTGGTCGAGGATCGCCGTCGGTAACTGCGACCCATCATCGGCTGCGGCCTTGCACAGCAGGTATTCCTTAGTGGCGGATACCTGTCCCAGGACGGCGCCACAGCTCAAGGTTTGGCCTGCAGCAATGACACCGGTATCCATCGCGATGGGGAAGTCGCCCGCAGACAACTGCCGTGGCTGGTAGGTAGTGCGTTTGGGGTTGCTCATGGGTGTCTCCAGTTAACGGCGCGAGGCGCCTGAAACAATGGCGCTGACGGCGGCCTTGCGCTCGCCTTGCTTGCCGTCGCCGGTTGGGGTGGTGCCGGTTACGCCCTGGGCATCGCTCTTGATGCTTGCCAGCGAAATACCGCGATCCTGTGCGGCCTTGAACATCACCAGCGCGGTCGCTTCAACAGAGCTGCCGTTATCGATGGCCGCCTCGATTTCCTTCTCGAAGCCCTTGCTGGCCAGCGCATTGATGCCTTTGATCCGCTCGCGCTCTTCGGTAGCAGCCTCGGTACGGATCGAGGCGATGTCCGGCTGGTCAGCCTGGGCAATCTCGATGGTGTTGACGTCGGTACCGGCAGCCAGTGCCGCACGCAGGTCTGCCGTGGTCTTGACGGTGGTCATGGTGTATATCCTTGTGGAGGTGATGGCCGGTTTGGCCAGTTCGGTGATCAGGGCTTCCAGCGAGCCCACGCGATGGGCCAGGCCGTGCTTGACGGCATCAGCGCCGACACGCAACCCGCCGTGGTCGCCCATCTCGGGGACTGTCTCGGCATCGACACCCAGGTTGCGGGCAACCTTGCTCACGAAGACATCGCCCAGGGCGTCGATGGTCTCGCCGAGCTTGCTGCGCCCTTCCTCGGTGGAGAGGTCCAGGCGCTTGTTCGGGGCGTTGCGGCTGACGATCTGGTATCGCTTGCGGCCGCTGGCCGACTCGTTTTCGACAACCGCTTCGACAACGACGCCGATGCTGCCCGCCAGACTGGCCTCGTCGATGACGATTTCGCTGGCTGCCGAGGCGATCCAGTAACCTGCGCTCGCCCCCGTGCCGCCGATGTACGCGACGATGCGTTTGCGGGAGCGCCCGGCAAAGATCATCTCGGCCAGTTCGTTGATGCCCGACGCCACGCCACCAGGGCTGTCGATGTTGAGCACGATGGCCTTGACCTTCGGGTCATCCAAGGCGCGCTGGATATCGGTGGCCAGGACCTGAGTACTGGTCGCGCCGCTGATCTCGGTGAACAAGTTGGCGTAGCGAAAGATCGGCCCTATGACCGGTACCACCGCCACGCCGTTGCGCAGGCTGACACTGCGGGTTTCTTCCAGCCGCTCGCCGCGCTTGGTCGCCAGTGCCACCGGATCGCCCATGCGATCAGAGATGGCCAACAGGTTGTCCAGGGCGTCGGGCAGCATCAGCCAGGGCTGCGAGGCAGCCAGCTCAAGTGCTCGCGGCATGTTTAATCCTCTTCGGTTTTGGGCTCAGGCGGGTTTTCCAACCCACCTTTGGGCAGGGCCTGCAGGTTGTGTTTGCGGCGCTGGTCGACCTCACGCACACGCTGGCGGAACACCTGCTGCCAGGGCTCGCCGGTCATTGCAGCCGTTTCCAGAGTTTCGTTGCTGACGCCGATCTCGATGCGCTTGCCAGCGGCATTGGCCTCTTTGAGTTCATCGATGGCACCACGCGCCGGCCCGATCCAGATGGCCTGGCAGTACGCTCTGCGCTTGGCTGGGTCGCCGTATCCCGGCAGATCGATCAGGCCCCTGGCCACCGCTTCATCGATCACCAACTCGCGACTGGGCTGGCAGAAGTCGCAGGCCAGCCACCAGCGGCGCAGGCTGTAGAAACGCCATGCCTGCAGCATCGCGGCGCGGGCAGCGCTGTAGCTGCTGCTGTAGTGCAGCAGCAGTTCTTCCAGCGGCAGCTCCAGGGCGGCGCCAATCTCTTTCACCACGGCGGTGAAGAACGGATCGAACTGGGCATTCGGCCGACCGGGGTTGGCCACAACTGGTTCCTCGCCCACGCCGAGATCAACCACAGCGCCCTCGCCCAGGGCCAACTCTCCGTCGGTGGTGTCATCCCCGCCTGGGCTCTCTTCAGCCAAAGCCGTCATCGGCAGGTTGCCTGGCTGGAAGTCGCTGCTCTTTTTGATGAACACGGTGAACATGGCCGAGATCACCGCCGCCATAAGCTCGGCACTGGCGTAGCGCTCAAGCTTCTGCAAGGGTTCAAGCACCGGAGCCAGATAAGGCATGCCCCGCTTCTGGCCGGGCCGTTCCTTGTCCGCCATTACATGCAACACGCGGCGGCGGCCTGTCTCAGCGCCGAACACGCTCAGCCGTTCCCAGCTCAGGGGCTTACCCGCGAGGTGCTCGCCGACATAGCCGGTGCAGACGTGGTACGCCACGGGCGAACCCAGCCCATCGAACTCGACGCCATCGACCAGGTCGACCCGGTCCAGGCCAGTATTCGGGTTGCTGACCCGGTCGGATTCGATCAACTGCAAACGGGTGCTGAAGATGCAGCCGGGGCGCTCCTGGTCCGGGCTGGCCACGAACACATCGCCCGCGACCATTGACGACACCAGGACCAGCGCCTGGAGCTGGTAATGGTTGAGCGTGGCCTCCGCATCGCACTCCCGAGGGTCGTCGGCGTACAACGACCACAGGCGGTCAAGCTCGCCGTTCAGGTCGTCCGCCGCCTCTTCGCTGATACCGAGCGCCGCATGGTCGACCTGGGCGCGGCAAACCAGGCCGGTACCAACCACATTGGTACGCAGTCGGGTGATCGCCGCACGAGCGATCAGGTGGTTACGCATGGCATCGCGTGAGCGAGCCACCAACATCCGCCGCTCGCTCTGGTTGAAGTCGCGGCGCGGACTGCCCAGGCCTGGGATCCAGCTGGCCATGCTACGGAGCATGCGCGAGGCACCGCGCCACCGGGTTTCGACCCCGCCACCGCCACCCTGGGCAACGATCTGCTGGCCACCCACCGTAGCCTTGGCAAGCTTCAGGGCTTCGCGCATCAGTAGGTCAGCAGCTCGCTCAGGCTTTTTGAATGGCCACATGCTCAAACCCTCACGTACGAAACGCGGTTGCGGCCACGGTGCTGGAGCGCTGCCGCCTCAGCGGCGACCTGCTCGGCGTACTGTTTCTCCAGCAGACGCAGGCTGTTGAGTTCGGCCATCTGGACCTCACGATCCGCCCGGCGCAGGCGCTGGCCGTTTTTCAGGACGGCCGAGATCGCCGCCCGAACTTCCGCAAGGCGTTGTTGTGCTTCTGTCATGGTGAACCTCGATTAGCTGACGCGGCTCCGAGTGCCACGCCCGCGAGTCACAGCGCGGCGAGGCACCGGCGCTACCGCCTGCTCAGTGTTGAAGAGGGTAGGCTGAAGCTGTTGCTGCTCCAGCTGGTCCCATTCGTGATCGCGCAGCAGGTGGGTCTTGAGGCTGCGCGCCGCGTGCAGGGCGTAAACCTCGCAGTCCAGGGCTTCGTTGCGCCGCCCTGCTTTCTTCTGCCAGACCATCTTGCTTGGCTGTCGTGGGTGCGGCGCCAGCACTTCGTTGGTGACCTGCTCGTAGTAATCAGCGCGAATCTCGCTGTACCAGTGCATGCGGCCGGGCCCACTGCCCGAGAGCCGCATACGGCCATCGATCAGCGTCTTGGCCTTGTGAGTGCCAACGATGTAGACCCGCAGCCCGTACTTGGCAGCCTTAGTATTGTCCTGGCTGGTGTCCGCTGACTGGGCCGGTTTGGTGAAGATCTCCCGGTCCCGGCTGTCGATCGATGCGCCCTTGATCGCCATTATGTTGAAGCGCTGCCGATCCCGAACGTAGGTGTAAACCGCATCGTTAGTGTTGCCGTCGGAGCTGTCGATACTCACCGCTGACACGGCCAGCTGAGCGCCGCCCTCGGCGGGTATCGGTGTGGCGATGATCTTGTCCAACTCAGTCCATACCGGATCGTGGGGATCAATCGGATTGCCCTCCAACTCGCCCCAGTACAGCCGCCAGGACTCTTCTCCCCTGCCCCAGCCCACGATCACCAGGGCCAGGCGGTCACCTTGAACGTCCACGCCGACGGTGACCAACAGCACGCCTTTCGGCGCGGTCAACTCGGTGTAAGGTTCGGCGCGCTTCTCCAGCTCGTCCGTCTTGGGCGCATTGCTCTTGTACTCATAGCACTCGCCCATCTGGCTGTTGGTGAACGCGATCATCGGGCCGTGGTTGCCGTTCGACGCGGCGTGTTCGGCCTGGAGCTTCTTCTCCATCAGCACTTCGAATCGAGAACCGTGGAACGTGGCATACAGCTCATTGAGGATGTAACCCGCGATACCCCGAAACTCGGCGGTAGCCTCCCAACGGCCGTGCTGGAGGTTGGCGTTCTTCTGGTGGTCGTCCCAGATCTCGCCGCAATGAGGGCAGGCGTAGTACGCCGTTTCCGGCCGACGCTTGCCATATACCTCGTGGTGATAGCTGGGATCTTCGTCGCAATACAGGTGCTCGAAGCTCAGCGCATGCGACTGACCGCAGCCATGGCATGGCACCAGGCCAATGCGTTTGTCCGACAGCTCCAGCTCCGCGTCAATCGCCGAGAGCCCCTTGATGGTAGGCGTGCCACCGATAATGATCTTGGACCGCCGGAACGTTTTGAGGCGCTCCTTGGCCAGCTTGATACTGTCCCCCTGCCCCCGTAGGTTGAGGTTGCAGTCATCTGGCTCTTCAACCGCGACCCGAGGCACTGGCGTGGACTTTACGCTGGAGGGGCTGTTTGATCCGACCATCTTGAGGAAACCGCCAGGGAAGCGCTTGAAGTCCTGGCGCTGCTGCAGCTTACGGCTGCGGAGATCGACCTTCTTACGCAAGCGCTTGGTCGCCGCGATCATCGGCTCCAGCTTTTCAGCAACGTACTGCTTGGCCGCTTCGGCCTTGGGAAACAGAATCAGGATCGGGGACGGATCAAGGTCTATCCACTTGCCGATGGCGTTACCCATCACACCTGAGGTCCAGGCCACCTGGGCGGACTTGCGACCAACGATCTCGAACACGTTCGGATCGTCCAGGGCTTCCAGCGGGCCACCCGGCCAGACCAGGTGAGGCGTGACATCGAAACGGTATTTACCTGGCTTGCCCGCCTCTTCAGTGGAGAGGTAGCGGTACTTGGTGGCCCACTCGATGATGCTCATTCGTGGCGGCGGCGCCCATTTTCGGCACGCCCGGCTGATGCCCTTACTCGCCGTCTTCTTCAGAGCCCTCCTCATCGTCCGGCTCGTCAGGATCCCATTCGGGATCATCGTCATCCTCGTCATACGCGGACAACCTCCTGAGTATTAGTTCGATGGGCTCGCGGATCAGTTGGTCGTCAACTTGGACGCCGTACTGCGCGGACAAAGTTGCGGACAACTCATCCGGCAGAGTGTTGAGCAGCTCGATCTTGGCGGCGGTAATGACAGCCTCGAAGCGGGAAACCATCTCTGCCTCGATCACGACTTCGCCCAGGTCCTTGGCCAGCGCCAGCTCTTCGCGGTCGCCGCGTAGCCTGTCTAGCCGATCCCGTGTGCTTTCTTTCTTGCCGTTCAACGCAGCCTGGCGCATGAGCCACTCGATCACCGCCTGGGTGTCGTACTGGTTTTCGTTGCCGCGCCCCACGCCAAACTCGATCACCGGCATTCCGTCCTTCTGCCAGCGGCTGAGGGTGCGCTCATCTCGACCGACGATCTCACCAAGTTCGGCCTTGCTGACTGTCCTTCCCATTGCTAAGTCCTTGAAAAGACGGACATCCCTGCACACACCTCAGCTGCAGAGATTCCGCGAGTCCCCGTACCCGTGTAGGGGGCGGCCCAGGGGGAGGACCCAGAAAATTGGCACCCCCACCCCCACCCCGCCTGGGTCACTGACCAGCACCACCGCTCGATGGCGGCACATCGCAGACACCCAGGCGCTTGGCGGCCCAACGTTCGTACAAGCCGATTGCCACGTCGGCACCGGCCATGGCCGTGAGGCAACCAACAGCCCCCGCCGACCAGATCGACAACCCCAAGGAGTACAAGAGCATGATGGTCGAGAGCCCGCAGACGATGCAGGCACCTGACCGCAGGGCGATCCGCCGCACTAGTCCCCAGCCCCGAGCACCGGCCTTGTCTGCCCGCCACATCTCACCTGACACCCCGCCGACCAGGGCCAGTACGATGACCATCCAGATAGGCATATCAATCAGCGTTTGCTGTTCACTAGTCATGTCTTTAACAACTTCTCCTCATGCAGGGTGGATATGGTGCTAATGTCAAAATGCAACCACAACATAGGCTAAGGAGGCCTTATGCAGTTCTTGCACAAACGCGAACACTTGAACGAAGGCGATGTTGTCGAGGTACAGTGCTCTCACCAATGCAATGTTCGACTGACCACCGACTCTCAGTTTTCGAACTTCAAGAATGGTAAGAAGCACACGTACTACGGTGGCTTCTACAAGCAACTGCCTGCACGCATCGCTGCGCCACATTCCGGCTACTGGAACATCACTATTGACCTAGGTGGTGGGTCCGCCCAGATCCGCCACTCGATTACTATCCACCGAAATGACTAGTTCACCTCGACACTGATCAAGCGCCATCATCAGCGCTCGTTCTAAACGCTTGAGGGTTCCATCTGCTCCGTAGGTGTTGCTGGTGAAGCCGCCTACGGGGCTCCTCGACCAAATCAATTCGCCCCCCTCATCTCGTACTTCAACTCGCATCGTCATCTCCTTGCGTACTCCCAAAAGAAAACCCCGCCAAATGGCAGGGTTCTCAATGCACCTAAGACCGGAGCAATTGCATGGCACAGTGGTTGTTGGGTCAGCGCCTAAGCGCACTTTTCATATCGTGGCGCCTTTTTACATGCCACCGGAAAAACCGAAAAGAGGTGATTTTCGGTTCGCAGCCTTGACGCTACTTCGACGCATCCCCGGCGCATACTCGGCGCATTGTTAGCCGACGGACGGTATGCCGTCGATTCGGACCAGAGCGCGCTATAAGAATCGATAACACCTGCAAATGCAGCGCCTTGACCCAGTTACGGTAGGTCCGATCAGCATCTTCGGCGAGCCCCACCTGGTGCATTTGCTCGCGGATCGTTGCGCCATGCAAGTAGCGGAACTGGGCCAGCTTTGCCAACGTTGCACCACGCTGATCACGGCGCTCCAGTTCAGCGACCGCTGCATCGACTTCTGCCGCTGAGTGATCCAGACCAGCTCCGGCTACCAGGATACGCGCACCAGATGATCCGCCTCGGGGGGCTGCCCCCTTCCATTCCATGATGCTGCCCATTTGGCTGCCTAATCCAGCATCCTGCCCAAGCAGGGACCGCTGCCTGCCCCAATGACACATTAAATCCGCTACCGCTTGTAGGCGTTCAGTCTGATCCATTGTCATTGCCCCCTCACCGTAAACTGAACCCGACACACATTCACGCTACCCAACACAAACCCAACACAGTTAAAACTCAATAAAATCAATTGATTGCCTATGGTTGTGTCGAGTGTGTTGGGTTTGTTGAGTTTTTGAAGTTTCGCATGGACTTTGAATTCACCTATAGCGGCGCCACTAAAGTTGGCGCGCCTGCGCGTGCGCGTGCGCAAACCCAACACACCCGCCACGGATGCCCGCCCCCCTGCTGATTCCGGGGCTTGAGACTGTGTTGGCCTGCCAGAACGGACCCAACACCAACCCAACACACCCACCACACTTACTGACGCACTCATGCCGCGATCCCCTTGACGTGCTCCCAAGCGTCCACGTTCCAGCCGGCGAGCTTTGCCCGAGCACGCCACTCGACGACGTTCTTGCCCAGCTCGGCCGACTTCAAGGAAGGGGGCAGGGAGGGATCGCCGTCACTGGGAAAGAAGAACGCGGCGAAACGCCGGTTGTTGCCATCGGTCCAGGGGATCGCCCGCGTCTTCTCCACCGTCGCGCTGAGCATCAGCGAGAACTTGGTCTGACTCATGGAGTGCTCCTTATTGCGTGAGCACCACTCGAGGAACAGTGCATACAGATCGCTGGTGAGGCAGCAACCCCATAGGTCATGCCCCAGCTCGCCAGTACGCCAAAGGAAAAGGAAGGTTTGCCAGGCCGTGCGACTCAGGGCTACCAACCGCTGACGCGCCTCGGTATCAGGCGGACGCGTGCGCTGGTCAAACTCACCCAGGTCTACAGCCAACAGCCAGCCATACAACGCCGCCACCCCGCCGTTGGCCAGTTCATGACTGATCGCCTTTTGCCGTTCGACCGGCAGCGTCTCCATTGGCCACATAACCAGCATTCGGCGGTCAGCGTCGCTGATCGGCCACGGCATGATCTCGTTACTCAGGAAGACCGCGTTCATATGGTTGGCTTCCTCCCAACCATTGATGAACTTGGACTCCATGCGCACCGTCTTACCGGTGATCATGTGCTTGATCTTGCCCACCTGGTTGTAGCGTTGATCCCGGCTGACGACTTCTTCGAACACCGCCCATAGTTTGCGGCTTTGCCAGGCGTTGAAGCTGCCCTCCAGCTGCGTCTGCCCGACGGTCGCCGCGTATTGGCCATACAGCTGGCCGAACACATCAGCAAACAGCAAACTCTTGCCGGAACCCTCCATGATCGAATGCATCAAGACGGCGGTGTCCATCTTGGCTCCCATGTGCTGCAGCGGATACGCAAGCCACTTGACCAGCCAATCCAGCGCCTTGTTGTCATGGTTGCAGAGGAATGAGATCAACCATCGCAGGTTCTCGCATGCGGCGTCATCACGCACCGGCTCCAGGGGCAACCCGTCGAAGGTATTGATGTAAACATTCGGGTCCTTGCGCATGGTCGGGTCGAACACGATATGGTCGACGTCCACCACCCGACGATCCTGGCTGTTCAACCACCACTTGTATTCCTCGCCCAGGGCCATCTTCACAGCGCCTTCAGCGATGCGCCGTTTCTTCTCGCGGTCCCAGACGTCCTTTGTGCCGTCGATGTACACATAGCGTTCAATAGGGTCCATCTTCAACGCTGCGCCTTTTTTGGCCGACAGACGCCGCGCCTGGTCCAGCTCTTGGACCTTCTCCGACGCGATCAACTTCTTGTCGGTCCGCTCCATCCATTCCTTCGCGAGCGGCTTGCCAACCAGGGCCTCGAAACCGGTCCGCTTCATAGGCTTACCCTTGTCGAAGTCCCACACGTTGGTGGTGCTCTCGACCAGGGCGAACCGCCGCATCGCTCCGTCGATGTCCAAACCATTACCCCCCGCGCCCCCTTGGCCTGAGGAGCCGGCCGAGCTGGCTACCTCGCTATCCAATGCTTCGCGGGCCACACCTTCTTCCTGTTCAGTTGTGGCCGCACCGGCTGGCTGCCTCACGGGCTCATTTACCGATGGGGCATGGGGAAGCTCGCCGAGAGGCGGTGGGGCTGGTGGACGCGACTTAACATCCAAACCGAGGGCCTTCGCAGCCGCTCTGGTCGCTGCCCGCTGGTCACCGTCGTGCATCAGGATGCAGAAAACGTCGAAAGCGTCGTTCTTGTGGCCATTGGCAAGCGGATCGGAGCTGTGATGTGAATAGAGCTTGCCATCGATGATGGTCACTCCTGGATCGCCACTGCTGCTGTGCGGGCACAGCCACTTGTCACCTCTACGCTCGTAGCCGTGGGCCTCGATCAGCGTTGCGATGTCGTGACAACGGTTGAACTCGGGAATGACCTCTGGCAGTCGATCTCCAGAACGTTCAGCGGCTAAGTGGGGCCTCGAGGCAGGAAGGGCCGGAGCAGCTGCAGGCTTAGGCGCCCAAGGACACACCGCTTGCGCCTGAGCCTTGAGTTGATCCCATCCAAGCCAAATTGCCAACAATTCAGCTGGCAGCTCAGGCATGCCCTCAGGCGGGGGTGGATTGCGCCAAGTGTACGGCTGGCCAGTACCAGGATGAATGGATGGCGGCAGAACGTCTTGAACAGCACCACCCCGCAGTTCGAACACGGTTGTCCGTTTGAAGGGCTCTGCAGCCATGCGCAGCGCGGCTACCCTGCCCGCGTCACCCGCCTTTTTGGCTGCCACCATCTGAGCGGTGAGAGCCTTCAGAATCGAGCCATCCGGGTCCGCCTGGTTGGGCCAAGTGAGCGAGCGACGACTCAATTCAACGCCTGTAGGCACCCGAAACATAACGCGAAAACGCGCAGGGTTACCCACGGTGGTGGGATGGGCGGCGGCAAGCGCATCGAGGTCCAGCCCGAATGCCTCCTGCAGGACCTGCCGCGACATCTCTACTTCATCAACGTCCAGCGAGCACACCTGGCTTGGGCCAAGCACTACACCAAGGTTGTGGGTTGGATGAGCAGCCCAGAACGCCTCGGCCGCGTCGGCATCAGTGAAGTAACCACCGGGCTTGTTCCAGGCGTCCCCCTTGGGCCCCTTCTCTCCTGGTTCAACGGGTACCAGAGCGAGCCCGAAAGTTTCGATATAACGCCGCGACCATGCCGCAATCGAATGTCCTTTGGGCTCGCTCATCTACGCCGCTCCCGCAGCTCCTGGCAACTCACGCAGGTCTCACAACCCGCGACCAATTGCTGACGCAGCAACGGAATAGCGTCGTCGCAATCCTCACAGAACTGGGCGCTAGGTTTGCTGGGCTTTTGCGTATGGCGCTGAAGCGCCATTTGAAGGAAGTACTCGGCCTGCTCGTTTGCAACGTCGAGAGGATCTGGATGGTTAGCCATTGGTGCGGTCCTCCATGGCCTGACGAGCACCGGCCATGATGGCCAACACCTGCCGGATCACATCCATGCCGCGCTGTTCAAGATGCAGCACCTCATGCAGCTCCCAGATATTGTCCGCCGCACCATCGTGCATGCTGCTAACGAACTCGCCAGCCTCATCAAGCAGCTTGCCGACAGCTTTAAGCGCTTCATTTGTGGCAGGAACTGGCTCCGGGCGGTACCACACAACTCCCGCCGCCCTGCAAATCGCGTCGAGCACCCTTGGATCGGGCCTCAATGCCAGAAACTCTTCTAGCTCATCGGGCGAAAGCCAGCGGCGCTCTTCATTGGGGTTGAGCTTTTTCTGCAGAGCATCGACATCCATGCCCATCTCATAAGCTGCTGAAGTAATGCCGCCCTCTGGATCGCGCCCTGCACGATAGAGCGCCCGCCGAAGCCTGAGGACCACGCCTGGACGTGGAAATAGATCAATACGACTCATAACCGTTAAACCTCGATTAACGGTGTAGCCACAGGATTGGGCAAGCCCTATCCTACGACCACGACCGATGTGCCTGTTCAAGTGTGTTGTGCGACACGGCATGTCGTTCTAGTCATCCGGTGATTCTTGTGGTGAGAGGCAACCGGATGGCGGGTGTAGCGGTGCTAATACATCGTCAACGCTGAGCTGGGAGGTTCTTGTGGTGAGAGGCCCAGCTCAGCACTCCTTACTTTTGGGGCTTATTTGCGATCTTGATTTGCTCTTCGTAGAACTGCTCAACAGCCTTGCCCACCTCATAGCGGACTGCCGCCCCCTTCGTTGCGCGATAGATAGTCGGCTGGGTAACCCCCACCCGCTCAGCAATTGCCCGCTGGGAGAATCCCAACTCAATCAGTTTTTGAAGCATCTCTTGAATGGTCATTGCACCCACCGATGCGTTATCGAATTGAGCGGATAATACCCAAACGAATTAACCAGAGCAATACAATTCCGATACGCAAACGAATCGAGCAATAGCCGTGATTGGAAAACGCATAGCCCAGCGAATGCAGGAACTAGGCTGGTCGGAAGGGGAACTAGGTAGGCGTTCAGGCGTACCTCAACCCACCATCCACAGGATCCTGACAGGGACATCCGCTAGCCCTCGCCAATCGAATGTCGAGAAGCTTGCAAAAGCCCTGGGGGTTACCAGCGAGTGGCTCTGGAAAGGAGGCGAAGCTCCTGACATGACTGTTGGACCTAACTCCAACATCGAGCCAGGTCCTCGCGTTCGCGGCTTTGTCCCTCTGATTTCATGGGTCCAGGCCGGGGCGTGGTGCGAGATGCAGGACGTGCTCGAGCTGCAAGATGTGGAGACGTGGCTTCCCTGCGCCGTATCCCACAGTAGCGGTACCTTCGCGCTACGAGTAAGGGGGCTTTCGATGTTCAACCCCCATGAGCGGCGGTCATTCAGGGATGGCGACATAATCTTTGTAGATCCAGCTAAAGACTACGAGAACGGGTCACTTGTTATAGCCAAGCTACCCGACAGCCGGGAAGCGACCTTCAAGCAGATCGTCTGCGAGGGAACGCGCCAATTTCTCAAGCCACTCAATCCCTCCTGGCCCGACCCAATCATTGAGTTACCTGATAGCGCACTGATCTGCGGCGTGGTGATTTCGAAAGTGGAGATTTTCTAACCAAACCTCCTAACCGATCAATACGAATATGTATTGACCTGATAAATTCGTTTGAGTATTGTCTGGACCGCACCCCCCTCTCACCACTGAGGTCCAGACATGCAACCCATACATATCGCTAGTGAATGCAAGGTCTACTTGCATCCAACCACCTGCACTCGCCCTGCTATCGTGGACGCTTTCCAGCGTCGCACCGGGCTCCAACTGATTGTCTCTCCGACAGGAATCGTTCGCGCCATCCCCGCTGGAGGTGCCGCATGAGCGAGTACATTCTCCCCCTCAAGCGAGTCATGCTGCTTCAGCACGTTCTGGAAAATGGCGGCACAACCACCTGCCCCATGCGCCGACCTGAGACGTCCATTGACGCTCGAATCGACGTTGAGAACGATGACCGCACTCATCGGCTGAAAGTTACCTTCGGCCCTCTCACCGGCTCTCTCACACTGCAACGCGGCGACTCGGCGAAATACATCGCCTTGCGGGACTTTATGCAAGACCTGGCGAATGGCCGGACTGAGTCTGGGCAACTGTCGCAGCAGGCGTTTGCTCTTATGGAAGCACTCGACAGCGTGAACGGCGTGCTTGAAGGGGATCAGATCGCCTACATCACCCCGACTACCAACTCGGAGCGCCCCTTCGGGGTCGTTGTGACCAACGTACAAGGCGAAATCTGTGCGGCTGTCACCGGCAGATGTAAGAACCATCTTGCAGAATCCGTACGCGTCAAGCTCCGGCCCACCCAAGAGGGGGCGGGGAGCACCCATGACTGACACGCTGGCCCAGCTGCGCAAGCAGTTCACCACGCCTTGCCCAACGCTATCAGCGGTGCGAGAGCAATACTTCCCGCACATAAAGACAGACCGCCGGCTGCGCGAGTTGATCAAGACCAACCGGGTCAAACTCAAGCTCAGCAAGGTGCATAACTCGGCACGAGCGCAAACCGTGGTCTACCTGCACGACCTTGCTGACTTCCTCGACTCCCAATCGAAGCAAACGGCGTAAACGGCGGTCCCGGCCTGTTGGGACACCTTGCTCGGCATCGAACCTCACCACGGCTTCACGGCTTGGTGCCGAGCAACACCTGGAGCACAACACATGCAACAGCAACACTACATCCTGGCCCTCGCAGCCCTTTGGCTGTTCACCCTGGCATTCCTGCCTTTCCTTTTCGCAAAAGCCCGGACTCGCGCATTCGACAGCGGAAGAGCGGCAGGGCTTGAAACCCGCGACGCAATCAACTCTCAGCGGATCGCGTCGATACGCATCGAGCGAGACGAGCTCGCCATCCAGCTTGAAGCCGAACAACGAAAGCACCTCACCATCAAAGCCGCTCTCCAGGGCAGGGTCAAAGAGCTTGAAGACCGGATCATGTCCTACACCGACATGCCGGTGACCAGGGCTGACCACGACCTGCTGACCAAAACCGCCAACACTTTGAAGCTGGCCGGCCGCACCTGGAAGGCCCTGCACGTCGACCCTCAGACCCAGCACGCTAATGACCAGCAACGCTACATCGAAGAGCTCGCCGCCCGCGTACATGCCCAGTTGCGTATCACCCCCGCCAAGCCAACAGACACGGGGGAAGCGGCATGACTATCGCCCAACAGATCAGTTTGGCGGGAGCACAGCAGCACGCCCTGCCCTTCCAGCGCGAGCTTTATGTGGATCTGTTCGCCGGCGCCGGCGGGGCCAGCAGCGGCGGGGCCCGCGCCTACCGCGATCCCGACGTGGCCATTAACCACAACCCAATCGCTATCGCAGTTCACCGAGCGAACCATCGCAACACCCGCCACTACATCAGCGACATCTACGAGGTCGACCCACTGCAGGCGACCGGCGGTCAACCTGTCGGCATCCTGTGGGCATCGCCAGACTGCCGCCATTTCAGCAAGGCGAAAGGCGGCGCCCCACGCAGTAAGAGCGTGCGCTCGCTGCCTTGGGTCGTGGTTCGCTGGGTCTACGTGACCCGCCCACGCCTTTTCCTGATGGAAAACGTTGAAGAGTTCCAGGCCTGGGGCCCATTGGACGACCAGGGCAAGCCGATCAAGTCGGAAATGGGCCGTACTTTCAAGGCGTTTGTCGCCTGCCTCACTACCGGCCTCGCAGCCGATCACCCGGACATGGACGAGATCATCGACTGCATCGGCCAGTGGGTGCCAATGGATGCCTTAGTGCGCGGACTGGGCTGCGACGTGCAGTGGCGTGAGCGCCGCGCCTCGAACGCAGGATCACCCACCATCCGTAAGCGTCTGTTCCTCATCGGCCGCACCGATGGCCGTCCCATCGTGTGGACGAAACCGAAACGACACGAGAATCCCAAGTCGGGTCAACTGCCGTGGCGAACCGCCGCCGAGTGCATTGACTTCACTGACCTGGGCAAAAGCCTGTTCACCCGAAAGCGCCCGCTGGTGGACAACACCTGCCGCCGCGTAGCCAAGGGCTTCTGGCGCCATACCGTCATGGCTGAGCAGCCCTTCGTGCTCCAGCTGGACGAGCAACAGCTGGCAGCGGCGAGTCTCACTGAGTTCGCTAACGCGAGCACTCAACGAACGTTCAGTGCCGCCGAGCCGCTGCGTACTCAGGTTGCGCAGATCAAGGGCGGCCACTTCGCTCTGGCCGCAGCACACCTCACCCACCTGACCCATCACGGGGACCGCTCGGGTTACCCAATTACCGAGGCAACCCGCACGATCACCGGCGCTAACCGAGGCGAGCAGGCTTTGGTCACCGCCTCCATGATCACCCTGCGTAAAGGCTCCATCGGCAACGGCATGGGCCAGCCCGTTAATGCCCTTACCACCAGCAGCGGCCACCACGCGGTCGTAGCCTGCCACTTCGAACAGGCGAACGGCGGGTTCTACAAGGGTGATGGCCGAGCAGCCAAGGCGCCACTGAGCACGATTCTTGGGCGCGGCACCAATCAACGCCTGGCCTCTGCGTACCTGGTGAAGTACTACGGCACAGGCGGCCAATGGCAAGGCATGTACGAACCGATGCACACCTTGCCTACCAAAGAACGCATGGCATTGGTCACCGTAGTTCAGGTGCCCGCCGCGATCCTACCTCCCGAGTTGATGGAGAAGGCCCACAAGTGCGCCCGTTTCCTGCACAAGTACCTGCCGGAGCACTTCCCTGAGCCGGTCGACGTGATACTGCTGGGCGAGCACGCCCTAGTCGATTTCACCCTGCGCATGCTCAAAGCCCCCGAACTGAAGCTCGCTCAGGGATTCAGCCCTGACTACATCCTCGATCGCGGCCTGTTCGAGAACGCAGAAACTGGCCATCTGGAATGGCGCCCCATCAAGAACACTGACCAGATACGCCTGATCGGCAACAGTGTTTGCCCCGATGAGGCTGAAGACCTGATCGCCGCCAATGCGAAAGACCTGATCGACCTGTACCAGCAGGAGGCCGCATGAGCACACATAGCCACAATTGGTACACATCCGAAGGTTACGACGGCGGCCTGCATCACTGCAGAAAATGTGGTCGAGACCACCAAGGCCCCCGCCCCAAAAACCACGACTGTCCAGTGTCGGACGCCGAACACAACGCCGTCGCGTGGCTCGGCCCGGCCGGGCTTTACCGCACTCGCCTGGAAGCCCTGCAGAACGGGGAGCAGCGCATAGAGCCCGTATCAGCGGACCAACTGTTTGCATATGCCCGCGCTCTGGTCCTTATGCAGATCGAGGCCCGCCGCAATGCCTAAACCAGAACGCATCTGGCAGTTCATCAGCGTGGTACTGACAGTGGGGCTGGTTGCCGCACTCACTGCCCTATACCAGGTAGTGCCCTGTGCGCTCGCCTCTAAAGGCATGTTACCGACTGTTATCAATGCCGACGCTGCCACCGCTCTAGTGCTGAGCCCTGCAGCCCGCCGCGCTCATGAGAGGTATTCACTGTGAATACGACTATCAGCTATCAACCTGAGACCAGAACGCCCGGGGGCATGCAGTCCCTGCTTCGCCCAGCGATGTCGGCGATCTGCGACGTGTGCGGCAAGTCTCGTACTCGCCCAGGCGGCCACGACAAATGCTCAAAGGCCCGCCAAGCGGCTGGGTTCATCATCAAGCAGGAGAGCAAGGCATGAGCGTCGACATCCTGAAACTGAAGACTCTAGCCGAGGCGGCCAAGCGTGATCAGTATGACTGTTTGGTACTGAACGACTACGGCATGGCGGTACCGCCAGCGGTTGTTCTGGAACTCATCACAGAGATCGAGCGCCACCGCCTAGAAGCCGAGGGCTGTAAGCCCGAGCTCGTCAACGATCATGCTGGCCACTCCACCGCCGATGTGACGGTCGAGCACACTTTGGCGAAAGCGGAGGGCGGCACGCCCGACCACGACATCCATCCTGGCATGCATCTGGATAAGTGTATTTCTGATAGTCAACTTATTGAATGGCTTGATCAGAGAGGCACTATATGGAGCGACCCCGAAACAACTGAAATAAGATTCCCACACACCGAGTCAGAGACCGGCGAATACACGCATGTTCGTGAGGCACTAATTGAAGCGTACCGACAGGACACCTTAGAGAGGGGGTATTTATGAATACGTCCTTCGTACTGATGGCGCAATACAACGGGCTTGCTGTCATCCCTCTGGAGCAGGTGTGCAACGATTACTTCACACACCTAACTGTAAAGATGTTAGAGCGTAAAGTCTTGGCTGGTCAGATCAAAATCCCCATCACTCGACTTGAGTCCAGCCAGAAGAGCGCCAAAGGGATTCATATCGCCGACTTGGCGCTCTATCTGGACCAACAACGAGAAGCCGCATTAAAGGAATGCGCACAGCTCAACGGATACAAGAAAGCCAGCTGACTTACGCCTTGATCCGGGCGCCCAACTCTACGGGCGCCTTCTTTATTTGCTCTAACCACTTCCAATCGCGGTAATTATCACCCCGCCCCCGCAGATGCGTATAACGGCGTAGTGAGTTCCAGTCCCTATGACCCGAAACACTCGCCACTCGCGGAATATCCCAGTCCATCTCAAACAAGCGACTGACCCCCTCATGCCGCAAGTCGTGGAAGTGCAGGTCCTCGATCTCTAGGAACTGGCAAGCCCTGGTCCATGCGGCCGAGATTGAATCACTGTTGTAAGGGAATATCTCATCGCACTCCCGAGGCATGCTGTGGACAATCGCCCAGGCCTCATCCGGCAAATGGCACCAGACATCGTTACCGATCTTCTGCCCCGGGTTCTTCATGTCCCGAACCTTCACTGCCTGCCGCTCTTCCTCCAGATCAGCCCAGCGGATTCGCGTGATCTCCTCCTGACGACGCGTCGAGAACAGGGCGAAGGCAAGCACCTTTGGCATGTTGATAGACGATGGCCGACGCTTCTGCATCTCGAAGAAGTGCTCAAGCAGCCTGTCCAGCTCAACCATCGCCGGCCGACGATCACGCTCACGGCTTTTCATGTTGTACCCGAGCTTCTTCAACACGGTACGGGCATCACTCATGGCGTGAGGTTCCACCTCATACCCCCAAGCAGGCCGAGCCACCGATAGCACCGATCCGAGGTGTGCGAGATCGTTGCCAGCCGTCTGCGGCTGTACAGCGCCACCTTCAGGGCTCATGCGCCACAAAGCGTAATCAACCAGGATCTGGCTGTTGATAGCAGAGTCCACTACCTCTCCGAAGTGGCTCGCAGCAATGGCGAGCAACGTAGCCTTCTTGGTTTTCCCAAGCGGCCGGACCTTGGCGCCTTCGACCAGGTAGCGGTCAATCATTTCCCGAACGGTGTGCCCCTTGCGGTTTGCTCGCTCGATCGCACCAGGTTCAGCTAGCTCTGTCTCTCGTCGCTTTGCCCACGCCTGGGCAGCCTGCTTGCGGGCGAATGTCTGGCACTCTTGGTAGACTAGGACACCCTTGTTTTTAAGACGGATCTGGACGGTGTAGCTGACCGTTCCGTCGGCCTTTTTTCGTGCTCTGATCGTTGCCAT